TACCTTTGCAGACTGCTTGGTAATCTTGGATGCTGCTGGCATAGATTCTGCGTTAAATGCAACGCCTAGTTTGTCACTAGCCTCTTTTGCTTCAGCAACTGCTTTCATTGTTGTACCCGCTGGTTGGATACCTTGCGAACGAGCATCTGCATAAGCATCTAACTCTGCTGTCCACTTCTTATCAGACATAGAATCTGATCTGCCGGCATCACCAGTGGAAAGTTCTAGCGTGCCGATCTTGCAACCAAAGCAACCATCTACATAGGTTGTATGGTCTTTATGACCAGTCTCAAAAACTACATGTGGAAATGGTTTATCTGAAACTACATCGCACTCTGTGCAACCGTACTTGACTACGATCCAATCGTGCTTTTCGTTAAATCCAAATTCAAGAACTTTGTCCTTGTGTTGATGGTCCATTCTTCACCTGTCTAAAAAATTGTAGGTTGCGTTGAATACGCTCTGTTTCTTCGCCATTACCCTTAACAGCATTCTCAGCAAAAACAATTGCTTCGTCAATATGCTTAAGGTTGTAAGCGGCGATTGAGGCAAGATCAAAAGCCTTCCAATCCCATACCGCTGATTCGTAGCAGTAGTGGACTGATCTAGGCCGTTCCAAAACATTGACACAAGCATCTAAGCATCTTGGCCAGTTTTGTTGGCGATAGGCATTGATAGCCACGCCATACCATGATTCACCTTCACGGGGAAGAAGTTGTACACCTTTGTCATACCATTGGGTAGCTTCATTTTCACGACCCAATTGATGAGCAGCCTCACCTGCCCATCGGCAGACAGCGGCTTGTTCTACATCCCAGCCATTAAGCGGAAGTTGTTTCTCAGCTGCTGAGATGACATCTTCCCACTTATGGTGGAAATAATATTCGCGGCACATATATGTCCACATACGAGCATCGTGTGGATTTTCTTTTACCGCTAATTCAAGTAAAGTTAAGTATTGTCCTCTGGACTTACTATTGTCTGGTAGGTGTTGGATAACGGCATTGCGTATGTCGCAGTCTTGTGTCTCTCCGTTGCCGTACCACAGTTGCACTTCATGGCATGGGTATTTCCATACCCATCCAAATCGTGAATGGAGTCTGTCTCGTTCCCATTTTTGACCAGTATCCATGCTGACCCAGCCAAGATGTGAACCTGGTATCCACTTTTGTTTGACTTTCTTAAAGAAGGTCGGTTCTGGAACTTCGTCCATATCCAAGATAAGGCAGACATCAGCATCCTCTGGAACAAGTGATAAGGCTGTGTTGCGAGCCACATCAAAGCGAAATGGATCTAAATGTATTTGGTGAACGGTTATACCTAGTTCACGCATTTTATCTTGACTACCATCGGTAGAACCTGTGTCAACTACAATGCGATAATCCGCATCTTTTGTAGCTTCTGCGTAACGCTCAATATGTTTAATCTCATTTTTACAAATGGAATAAACGGCTATCTTGGGCATACGCTATTCTATCACATAGCCCCAAGCCAAAGCATATCAACTAACGCCGATGCACTTGGGCCTGTTGCTCCCGTGCTTCCCGTAGAACCAGTTGCCCCTGTTTGTCCAGTAGCCCCCGTCGCTCCAGTCTGACCATTGCTTCCAGTATTACCTGTCGGCCCTGTTGGTCCTGTTGCGCCAGTCGCTCCCGTAGATCCATTTGAACCTGTGTTACCTGTGGCTCCTGTGGCACCTGTTGCTCCCGTCGGTCCAAGTATGGTGTACATAATTTGTTCAACGTGAAGATTTACGCTTGGAGATGCAGGACGAGTCGGAGATGAACCAGCAGCAACTGCTAGTAATTCCATATAGGTGTTTTGTGATGACCAGTAGAACTGGATGTAGTCACCAGCATTAACTGTTACTAAGTCTTCAATGTTTGCAAGGACTTGGTTGTTAACGCCAGAGGTTGTAAAGACTGCGGTTGATTGAGTCACAGCAGTTCCGTTAAGGGCATACCAAACGTTTACTTGGTAGTTGCTTCCACCGCCAGTGGTGATGAATTGACCCAAAAAGTTTACTGAGTAAGTACCAGCATAGGTAAAAGTAATTTGGCTAGATGAGACGATGCTTACGCCACTTGAGCCAGAATCGGTGTTAATAGTAATAAGATTGGCGCTAGTAGCGCCTGCATTGGTCTGAGTGGTAGTATCGTAAAAGTTACCGTAATGGCCTAGCGTACCGCCTGCACCAGTGGCACCAGTAGCACCAGTTACGCCTGCGCCAGTATTACCTGTTGCTCCAGTAGCGCCTGTATTACCAGTTAATCCTGTTGGGCCTGTTGGACCAGTCGTTCCAGTTGAGCCTGTATTTCCTGTAGCACCCGTTGGTCCTGTAGACCCTGTGTTACCAATAGCGCCAGTGGCACCAATGGCACCAGTAGAACCAGTATTGCCAATAGCACCTGTCGCACCCGTGTTTCCCTGAGAACCTGTATTGCCTTGGGAGCCTGTCGCTCCAATAGCCCCTGTAGGGCCTGTGTTGCCCTGTGAGCCTGTATTACCAGTTGCCCCAGTATTACCTGTAGCTCCGGTGTTTCCAACGGCTCCTGTAGAGCCTACGGCTCCAGTTGGACCTGTGTTACCTTGGCTTCCAGTTGGTCCAGTTTGCCCAGTGCTTCCTTGAGAACCTGTGCTACCCGTTGGTCCAGTTGGGCCAACAATTCCTGTGGCACCTGTATTTCCTGTGCTACCAGTATTTCCAATTGCTCCTGTTGCACCAGTTAATCCAGTAGGTCCTGTTGGACCTGTTTGCCCTTGCGAACCAGTATTGCCAGTAGAGCCAGTAGGGCCAGTGTTACCAGTGCTACCCGTGTTACCTTGCGCACCAGTTACTCCTGTTGACCCAGTGGATCCAGTAGACCCTGTGCTGCCAGTACTACCTGTAGATCCAGTAGAACCTGTGGATCCTGTTGAGCCTGTAGAGCCTGTGCTGCCTGTACTTCCTGTGGAGCCAGTTGAGCCAGTCTTTCCTTGGCTGCCTGTAGCGCCTGTGGATCCTGTAATACTTGGGCCTGTAGGTCCTGTTGCACCGCTTGCTCCTTGAATACCTTGAGGACCAACTGGTCCTAATTCAATAACTTGATTTTCTTGAATAGCCACATTGTAAACATTTGTGGTTGTAGGAATTAAAACTGTTGAAATACTATTTACCGTGCTAGCCATTATTGTACCACGCTTGCCTGTACGATAAATGCTCCTTGAAGAATTTGATACACATTATTTGCTGAATCTGTGTAGTTAATTGCATAAAAATAGTTACCAGCGGCTAGCGCTGTTGTTTGAGCAGGGGTTAGTCTAAAAGTTACTTGGCCAAGACCAGGGGCAATTGTTGCCCGTCCATTGGCTACAGACATTTCTGTAATAAGGTTGTTGCTTACATCGCGTACTTGCATATCAGCACTGTAACCTGTCAGGTTTACAGCAAGGTTATCAATATTCCAAATAGGAGCAAGTGTAAAAGTTGTACCTTTAATAACAGTAATATTATATCTGCCTGGTGTCACTTTATCTCCTATGCCGTTGTGGTTATGCAGTAGCCATAACCGCCGTTTGTTAAAATATCAACTTCAGTTTGAGTGATAACATATTCATGTCCACCCAAATAGCAGTAGTCTGCTGCTTGTGTTTCATCAACGCCAGGTGTACGCTCACGTACAATGGCTGTGCCATAGACAAGAATGCTGTCTCCGCGTGCAATTTTGTAACGCCAAAACAAACGACTAAAACCCGCTGGTGATTCATCAACCGTTGGGGCTTTAAAAATGTATGTCATGGCTTCCTTTCGTAAGCGTTGCCGCCTGCCCCCACGTGCGAGGGCAGGACAACAACTAGTTCAATTATGAACTGTGGATGCTTGAAGTTGATTCCAAACGAACCAATGCAGCGTCACGGTAACGGCTCCAGCCGAGTACACCGTACCAACCGATTGGACGGAAACGCATCAACTTGTCAACAATTGGTCCGAAGATAACGTGTGGCTCTTCGGCAACTGCTTCTGCAAGTGCTTGCTTACCAGCAACAAGTGTACGGAATACGCGTACTCCGCCTGTGCCGTATGTGTAACCAGATGTACCGAAGGTACCTGTGTTACCTGTTGCGCCTGTACCATCAGTTGTGTTGAACAAACGTGGTGATTCTACGAACATAGAACCTTCGTAAGTTCCGATGGTGCCTGGCCAGAATTCTGACGCACCATTCTCTGCATACTTATGGTCATCGCGCCATCCGCCTGCTCCAGTTTCGGAGCGAAGGTCATATGAAACTTCTGGGTGGATACCAGTCCAGTAGTATTCTCCTTGGCGTGGAACAGCCTTGTTCGCACGTAGTTTTGCAACTGCTGTACGAATCATTGCTGCTGAAATAACGTCTGTATTCTTGACAAGAGCCTGTGTGGTTCCGTTTGTGTATGAACCTGCATAGGTAGATACAATTGCGCCGTTTACCTTTGCAATTGCATTTGGTCCACCAACAAGGACGTTCAAAACGTTTGTGTCAAGTGAGTCAGCCATGTTGAAGGCGATGATGTCAGCAATTGCTGGATCAACGTCTGAGAGTGAGAACAACTCCAACTTACGTGTAGCAAGTGAAGCGTTTCCATATTCATTCAGGGAAACGGTGATAGGTGTTGTGTTGCCTAGGGCTACAGCATCTGGATCAACGTCTTCTGAAAGTGGTGCTGTTACCTGTGATAGGTCTGTGTAAATCTGGAATAATACAGACGAACCAGGCATAGCCTGTTGTACTGGGCGCTTGTCCGCAACGTCGCGGATAAGAGGCACAGCACGGAGAGCGAATTCAACATAACGATCATAGGCTGTTTGTACTAGGGAAGTACCTAGCGAACCGCCTGAGGTATCTGTATATG